ACTCTGCTGTTACAGGTGGTGTACCAAACGATACCACTAAAATACACATAAACATCCCACTAGGCTTTCAGCAGTCCTTCAAGGCAGCTACAACCTTCAGTAACACAGACTATTTCTTACTAACTGGTTGTTATGGTGCTGTAAGCCAAAAGCAGACTGCCGCAGCAGACTTTTACTTAGAGCTTCGTGAAGTTGGTAAGTCCTTTAGGCAAATTGCCTGTCTTACCGCATCTTCCTCTGGTGGTTCTTTTAATATAGAGTTCGATCCAGCTATCATCATCCCAAGAAATGCTGATGTAAGAATTAGGTGTACTACAGGTACAAATAACGCTGTCGTCTTCACTAACTTTAGAGGCTATTTAGCCAAGGTAGTTACATAATGCAAAGTGCAAAAATTGACATCCTAAAGGCTAAACTAGCTAATGATGTATTCTCCACCCAAGCTGAAGCCTACGTCCGTTCTATGGACATGGGATTTGAGGGTGCTACTCACGTTACCGAAGATCAGATGGGCCAAGCCTTTTATATGCCAGCGTCTACTCACGAAGAGTACCTAGCCTATTACGCTGGTGAGATGCCCGAAGAAGACGATATGATGGAAGATGAGGGTGAGTACACAGAAGAGCCTACAGAGGCTCCAGTGGACAGAATAGAGGCTCTACGGGCTATTGTACAAGAGCTACTAAAGGTTGACGTAGAAAAGGCCGAATATCAGGGTGAAAAAGTAACCTTGAATAAGCCTCGCCGTTTACAAGGTCAAAGCAAGAAGTTTGAAGTCTTTGTCCAGTCTGGCGACAAAGTAAAACGAGTTACCTTCGGTGATCCAAACATGGAAATCCGTAGAGACAACCCAGAGGCTCGTGCCAATTTCCGCTCCCGCCATAGCTGTGATACAGCGAAAGATAAGACTTCTGCACGTTACTGGTCATGCCGTATGTGGGAAGCAAATACATCGGTGGATGAAATGACAAAGAATATTGAAGGCCAAATCCTAAAGACTGACGACGAACAACGTATCGTCTATGGATGGGCCTCAGTCGTCACTGAGAATGGTGTTCCCGTTGTGGATCGTCAAGGTGATGTGATCGAAGCTGACACCTTAGTTAAGGCTGTCAACGAATTTATGGAACACGTGCGAGTTGGTAAGACTATGCACTCAGGTGATCAAACGGGTATGGTTATCCACTCGCTCCCTGTCACAAAAGAGATTTGTGAGTCCCTTGGAATCCAGTGCAACCGTGAAGGATGGATTGTCGCATACAAAGTGTATGATGATGCTGTCTGGGCTATGGTTAAGTCTGGCGAATTAGCGGCCTTCAGCATTGGTGGTCGTGCGGTGAAGGAGGAATACTGATGCCGAACCTTCTTAAACAGCTTGAACTTGAAGAACTTTCGCTAGTGGATCGGCCAGCCAATGCACAAGCTATGGTTACTCTTTTTAAGCGTGACAACTCTGTGAAAGAGGAAACTATGACTGAAGAAACAAACATGGAAGTCGAAATGGTAGAAAAAGCCGATTTTGACGCACTAAAGTTGCAAAACGAAAATCTCCGCAAGGCCCTTATTGAGAATGGCTTTGTTATTACTGCTGAAGCTATCGAAAAGAAAGCACCAGAAGAGTTTATTGAAGTAGAAGGCGAGTCAGTTAATAAAGCTGATATTCCTGCTGTTATCCTTAAGGCTCTGGAAGCTGCTGATCAAGCTAAAATCCAGCATGAAATCGAAAAAGCTGACATGGCTCTTACAAAGAAAGCTGAAGAAATCCTTCCGCACTTTGCTGCTGATGTCGCTAAGTCCTTGCTGAAGTCTTTTGCGGAAGATGAAGTAACAATGGAAGCTCTAAAAGCTGCTGATAAAGCGTTTGAAGCTGCTATGCAAGAGTTTGGTAAATCTGATGCCGATGGGGACTTCCTATCCGCCACTGATAAACTAGACGCTTTAGTAAAGTCCTACATGGACACTAACCAACTGAAAAAGAGTGACTACGCTAAAGCCTATGCTGTCGTAGCTAAGACCCAAGAGGGTAAAGCTCTTATCAACAAAACCTATAAAGGGGAATAACTATGGCTGTTATGCAATCTCGTGATAACCGCACAGAAATCGCTGGTACTGGCGGTACTACACAATTTAAATTCGTAACTCTTGATGCGGGTGGTCTTGTTACCATCGCTGGTTCTGCTGGTGAGCAAGCATACGGTGTCGCTTTGACAACTGTAGCTGCTGCTGCTGCAACCACTATCTGTGTATCAGGTAAAGTTACTGTAACCGCAGGTGGCACTGTTGCCGCTGGTGCAGCAGTTCAAACCGATGCCTCTGGTGATGCTATCACTGCCGCATCTGGTGACGTTGTTATGGGTTATGCCAAGGAAGCTGGAGTTGACGGTCAAGTGATCGCAATTGAGCTTATCCAAGGCGGTAACGTAGTAGCGTAACCCATTTTTATAAAGGAATAACATAATATGGCTCTTTTGACCCCATCAAGTGTGCATATCGACCAGCCACTCACTAACCTTACGCTGGCCTATGTACAATCACAAGAAAACTTTATTGCTGACAAGGTATTCCCTACCGTTGGCGTAGCTAAACAATCTGACAAGTATTACATCTATGACCGTGCGAGTATGAACCGTTCGGGCGATGTTAAGAAACTTGCTCCACGTACTGAAGTTGACCGTATCGGTCTAGCTTTGTCGAACTCTTCCTACTTTGCTGACGTATATGGCTTGGGTATGGACTTTGATGAGCAAACTTTGGCTAACGAAGATGCAGCCTTGGAAATCCGTGCTGCTGGCGCTCAAACACTTGTCAACCGTATCCTGATTGACCGTGAAGAGAAGTTCGCTTCGACATTCTTTGCTGCTAGTGTGTGGACAGGTCAGTCGACCCCTGCTAACCTATGGTCAGACTACACAAACTCAACACCAATCACAGACGTAACAACTGCTCGTCGTGCGATGCAATTGACATCTGGTGGTTACAAGCCAAACACTATGGTTGTAGGTAAAGAAGTCCGTGACATCTTGATCAATCACCCAGACATCTTGGCTCGTCTAAACGGTGGTGCTACTGTTTCAAACACAGCTTTGGTCACTAACGCCAAACTAGCTGAAATCTTTGAAGTAGAGAGCTTCTTCGTTATGGAAGCTGTCAAAAACTCTGGCGCTGAAGGTCTTGCTGAAAGCAACGCATTCATCGGTGGTAAACACGCTCTCTTGACACACACTCCTTCGTCTGCTGGTCTTATGACCCCTGCTGCTGGTTTGACCTTCGCATGGAACAGCATCTCAGGCGTGAATAACTTGGGTGTTTCCATTGAATCGTTCTCTGACGATGCTTTGAAGCGTATGCAAGTTGCTGAACATATCCAAGCTAAAATGGCATACGACATGAAAGTTGTCGGCGCTGACTTGGGTTACTTCTTCAACACTTGTGTTGCTTAATTAATCAGGGTGGGGTGCTTAGGTTCCCCACCTAACTTAAATAAAGGACATTCCCGACAATGTTACATCCTAATTATCTTGGTTGGCAATTAGATTGGCCAGTCTTTATTAAAAGACCCTTCGACTCTAACGGACGTACTCTAAACGCTGGTGAACACTTTAACTGGCGTGGATTGAATGTCTCAGAGGAAGCTGTAGCAAGACTATATTCCGTTGGTATGGTCTACCACAACAAGACCCTTGAGAAAGAAACTAAAGTTGGTGACAGATTAGAAGAGCTACAAGGCCCTAAGCTGGAACTACTCGTATCTCGAATGAACCACGAAGTTAAAAGTCGAACTAACTCAACTACAGAGTTCACCTCTAAGCGTTGCAAGCAGTCTAAGATCGACCCTAAGCAACGTGGCATGATACGAAGTTTTCTACGTAATAATCGTTGGATCGAAGACCTGTTCTTTGAGATTAGAGACGACATCCTAAACAAAGAGTGAGATAGATATGTCTTGGAGCTATGACGCTACTAACCTAACCACTACTACAGATGCTGGTCGTCTAAACTCCGTTCGTCTTCTTCTTGGTGATACTGATACAAGTGATCAGCAACTACAGAATGAAGAGATTACATTCTCTTTGGCACAATCTAACGGTAACATCTATTTCGCTGCTGCTTGGTCAGCTAAGAACATAGCCTCATTATACGCACGTAGGGTCACAACTGACCTAAGCGGTGCATTAAGTGCTAACTACTCTGATCTCATTAAACACTATACAGCACTGTCTGAAACCTTAGAGTATCAAGGTAAGAAAGCTGGTGCTGTCATTGGTGTTAAAGCTGGTGGCCTTACTATCTCACAAGTTGATGCTGTAAGAGCCGATACTAACCGTATTGATGGTAGCTTCCGTAGAGATCAATTCCACAACCCACCAAGCTACTCCACACCTGAATACGAATAGGGGGAGCTTGTAATGTCGTTTAGGTCTTACGATCTCATTAGACTTGTCAAAGAACATGGACAGGTTCTAACCCTAAGAAAAGCCTCTGCTGGAACTTATGATCCAGCTACAGGAACTATTACAGGCTCGACTAATACAGACACTACGTTTAAAGGTTATCCGTATAACTACGTCCTAGACCAGATTGATGGTACAATCATTAAATCAGGTGATCTTAGGCTTGTTGTCCCACCTTACGATACAAGTGATGTTGCTATGTCTGAACCTGAGTCAAGTGATCTTATCCTTGGTCTTGGTGACACGGTACAAGTGGTGAGTGTTCAAACTGTATATTCCGCTGGTACTATCATGTGTTACCTATGTCAAGTTAGGGAATAACATGTCTAAACAGACTACATTCCCAAAACCCTTCGCAAAGAAGTTTGCTGATAAAATTCATAAAGCAGTTAATACCCAGTTAGAGGTAAAAGCAACTGATATAGCAGAAGATGCTATTATGTTATCACCAGTTTATAGTGGCGCATATGTAAGGTCTTTCTCCTTTAAAGCTAATAATACTTCTTCTAGAGGCAGGGGCCAAACAGCAATTTCTGAGGAAGGTAATAGGTCTAGTTCACCAGAGTCTGAAAGGTCTACAGGGTTATCAAACCTCTATGAGGACATCGCTGCTATATTTGCTAACCCTGATATTGAAATTAAGACTTTGACACTTAGGAATGACTCTCCTCACTCTAAATTAGTCGAGGACGGGCCAATTAAAACACATCCAAATGGTGCTAAAGTGTTTGCTCAGATAAGGAATAAACATGGCTAGTATCTATAACGATATACGGGCTGCTTTAGAGAGCCATCTTAATGCTACGGCGGGTGTCCCTTCAATAGCCTATGAGAACGTCTCATTTAGCCCACAGACAGGCTCTAACTATATTCGGGTGTCCCTTATCCCAACACTTCGTAGACCCGCTGTACGGGGCTTAAATCCACAACAGAGGTACCAAGGTATTTTTGCTGTTACTTGTGCTGCTCCCGAAGGCCAAGGCCCCTCTGCTGCTGATGACTTAGCTAATCTAGTTATCTCAGCTTTTGAAGCTACTTCGTCAATCTCTTTTACTAATGCTGAAGAAGAGACAATCATTGTATCTATAGACTACGCTGAAAGACAGCAAGGCTTCCTAGATACGCCATTTTATTATGTACCAGTAAACATTGGCTGGTATATTTACGCAAACTAGGAGAATACAATCATGGCATTTGCTCAGGGCAGTCGTTCTAGCCTATCCTACATAGTAGAGTCTACCTTTGGTACAACGCCAGCGGGTAGTTTTACAAACCTTCCATTCAGCACACACTCGCTGAACCTAACTAAAGATCGTGTAACTGGCACAGACATTCAGGCTGACCGTATGCCTCGTGTTGACCGTCATGGTAACCGTCAAGTTGCTGGTGACATCGTAGCTGACCTTCGTAAGGGCGACTATGATCCCTTCCTTGAAGCTGCTATGCTTAGTGCTTGGTCAACAAACGTTCTTAAAGTTGGTACAACACCAAAGTTCTTCTCGCTAGAAGACTACGCTGCTGATATCGACCAAGCTCGTTTGTTCACAGGTATGACAGTTTCTACTATGGGTATCTCTCTTGCCCCTAACCAGATGGTAACGACTACCTTTGGTATGGTTGGTAAAGATATGACCATCGGTCAAACAGAGAAGACGCAAGATGCTTCCAGCACCAATGCTCCATTTGATGCCTACTCAGGTGACATTGCTATCGGTAACGTAGCTTCAAGCTCCGCCATTGCAATCGTAACTGCACTTGACTTCTCTATTAACAACTCTTATGCTGCAACATTTGTTATTGGTAATGATAGCGCACCATCTCTTGAGTATGGCCAAGCTGTTGTTGAAGGCACTATCTCAGCCTACTTTGAAGATGCGTCTCTAATCACTCGCTTTATTAGTGAAGTTGAGAGTGAGTTGGAAGTGTCGGTTGACGATCCTACTGGAGCCAACCCTTACACATTCTTATTCCCACGTATTAAAATCAACGGTGCTGACGTTGGTGTATCTGGCCAAGAGAGCCGTGTCATCACTCTACCATTTGTTGCCCTCTACGACACTACAGAGACAAGCAACTTGGTAATCACTCGCACCGCTTAATCCCAACCGCATACTAGCGCAAGGGTAGGGTAGGTAGGATTGTCGGGGTTCTACCTACCTGATTATATTAACCCGACAAATACACACATAAGGAACCCGACATGGACTTAATGGACTTAAAACCGACTAGTGACACTGTAGATGTTTTGCTCAAGCATCCCACCACATCTGAGCCTCTCACAAATGAAGATGGCTCTACTATGGTTATCACTGTTTATGCACCCCACTCTAAAGAATACAAGAGTGTGATCCATGAACAAGCTAATAAACGTATTAAACGATCTCAGTCTAAAAAGAAGATTGAGTTTACATCAGAAGACTTGGAAGAAGCCACACTTGACCTGTTAGCAAAAGCCACTAAGTCGTGGAAAATTACTTACGGTGGTGTAAAGCCTCAATTCACGGCTTCTAAAGCTAAAGAAGTCTATGCAGAAGTTTTTTGGATTAAGGACCAAATTGAGGAGGCTGTTGCTGACTCTCTGGATTTTACCAAGCCCTGATCGAAGAGTTAGTAGAGTTTGCTGAATTTAACTTCAAGCTCAACATCCCCGATCAAAACGGCACTACGCAACGAGATCATTTAGAACAAGTTGAAAGGCAGACTGGACGAAGACCAACAGCATTAGAAGGCCCCGACTTTCCATTGCTAGTGTCCCACATCTGGTCTGCCTTTATTTTATTGAGTAATACCAGAAGTGCTGGTTTCAGTGGGCCTAATCCCATATCGTATGCAGAAATAAAGACATGGAAAGAACTTACAGAGACACCGCTAGATGCCCGTGAGGTTGAAGCTATCAAAAGTCTTGATCAAGTTTATATGAGGGTTATGAATGGCCGATCTAATTGAAGTTACTCTTGCTATGGACAGCGAAGATGTTGTTAAGACACTTAAGAACATGGAAAAGCTGGAAAAAGAGATTATAAGGCTAACAGCGGGGTATGCTAAACTTGATCAATTTCAGGGTACGGCAAACCTGACTCAAAAACAGCATGCTATCGGCACTGCTCAAATAGATGCTAAGATTGCCCATCTAACTACGACCCTTAATAGCGGGGGCGCTGCTATTAACAAACACGCTGAACATCTTGTCCAAGCTAAGAATAAGATGAGTAAGTTTGGTATGATCAGCCAACAGGTTGGTTATCAGGTTGGTGACTTCTTCGTACAAGTTCAGTCTGGTCAGAATATGTTGGTGGCCTTTGGTCAGCAGGGTACTCAGTTGGCTGGACTACTTCCAGGATTAGCTGGCGCTATTGTTGGTATTAGTATTGCTGTTGGTACGCTTCTCGTAAAATCGTTTATGGATGCACAAGGCGAAACTAAGAAGTTAGATGTAGCTGTAGAAGACTTAACTTCAAGCATAGATTCTTACTTAAAACTCTCCGCAGATAATGTGGACATGACAGAGAAAATAAAAGAGACCTATGGTGAAGTAACTCAACAATTCATTGAGCTAGAAGAGAGAATCCAAGCACTAAGTTTTAGACAAATGACACTTGATGCTATGACTGCTGCTAAGGCTCTTGGGGAAATGAATTTTGGTGGTAATTTGTTTCTTGGTGAAACAGAGGATATAAGGGCGACTTTTAACCTTCCAGCCCCTAAAGAAATTCCCAAAACGTCTAGCCGTGCGCCGCAGAAATATATAGATGAAGCAAAAGACTTACAAAAACTTATGGCTTCTGTTAATATTGCAATGGAAGAAGGCCCCGAAGCTGCGCTTAAAGCAACCCAAGTCCTAAGTAAGTTCATCGAAGAGTCCGCTGGCGGTGTTGAAAAACTAAAGGGCGAGGCTGCTAAATATTATACCCAAGTACTTGCTGCGGAGAGAGAACTTACACGGCTTGTCCAAATTAAGGACGGTGCGCTTACTGGCGCAGAACAAAACAATAATAAGGCCTCTGATAAAGCCAAAGAAGCAATAGCAGATGCCGTTGAACTTATACGAATAAAGAAAGCTGAAGCAGATTTAGAAAAGCTAATCTACACTTATGGTGAAGATAGTGTTGCAGCACGTACTAAGAATGCAGATAATGCTGCTAGAATAACCAAAGCTAAGTGGGAAGAAAAGTTCGCTGCTGATGGTATTACCGATCAAGAACGTACCCTTATTAACTTGTTAGTTGAAGGCGCAAGATTACATGAGCAAAACAAAGATAAGATAGCTGACGCTAAAGATGAAGCTAGGGAACTAGAGAAAGCACTTAGAGAATCTGCTACAGCCCTTAATAGTATGATAACTTTTGGTGAAGGATTAGACAAAGCTCTTGCCGTTGCAGTAGCTAAAGTTAAAGCTCTTAAAGCTGACATGGATGAAACTGTCGCTGGAACCATTGCTGGTAATCTTTTTGATGCTGGACTTAAGAAAGATAAAGCACTTGAAACTACCTCTGACCCAGCAAAAATTCGATTGATTACAAAAGAATACAGGGAACAAGTGGGAGTTGCTGAACAGTTAAATGCTGTATTAACTGAAGCAAGTGACATTAAAGCTGCTGAAAAGGCTGCTAATGCTACTAAGAAAGAGACCCCAGCAGATAAACTAACTAAAGAGGCTTTTGCCTTAGACAGTAAGTTAAATAAACAACGTGCTGTTATGGGATTGAGTGGTGAGCAACTTTACGTAGAAGAAATGCGAGCCGCCCTTGTTGATAAAATTGGTCAGGAAGAGGCAAAGAACTTCACATTAGAGATAGACCGTGTTGCTAAAATACTTGCAGCTAAACAACAACTAATTGCCTTGGATCAACAACGGGCAGATTTTGCAGACCTTGTAGCAGATAGTTTTGCAGACTCATTTATGTCAATCGTAGATGGTACAGCTACTGTCAAAGATGCCTTCCGTGCTATGGCCCTTGATATTGTAAAGCACTTGT